TTCCCGCCGACTGAAGACTATGCCTTCATCATGACAGGCACATCATTCTTTTCTCATGCCAGGTGTACTGATCAAGCCAAGGCTGCTAAGCAGACATTACCTCGGTTTTATCGGTTCTCCATGGGGCAGAATTTTGAAGACACTGAGTTAATTAACTCGACAGAGCGCATGGCGACCTTAAAGTTATGGGAGGAGCCAATTGACAATGCCTTTTACGTTATCGGTGCTGATCCAGCGTATGGAAGCAGCGACTGGGCAGATCGTTTCTGCATCCAAATCTTTAGAGCGTATGCAGATGGACTTGACCAGGTTGCGGAATTCGCTACCTCAGAACTCAACACCTACCAGTTTGCCTGGGTGGTGTGCTACTTGGCAGGGGCTTATCGAAACTCCACCCTCAACCTTGAAGTCAACGGGCCAGGGCAAGCAGTCATTAACGAAATGAGAAACCTTAAAAGGCAGGCACAGACGATGGAGCCTCGCAAAGCAAGAGGTTTACTGGATGTGCTAGGCAATATGTCGCACTACTTGTGGCGGCGTAATGACTCATTAGGCGGTCTATCAAACTCCATTGGCTATCTCACTACACATTCATCCAAAGAGAGGATGCTGAATTACTTCAAGGACTACTTTGAACGCGGCATGTTGAATGTGTATTCAATGGATTTGCTTGATGAAATGAAATCCGTGGTGCGTGATCAGGGTGGCATATCAGCCTATGGGCGCAATAAAGATGATCGGGTGATTGCAACTGCGCTTGCTTGCGTTGCCTTTGCCGAGCAAGTCATGCCAAGGCTCTTGCAGATGCGTATGACTCGTGATCGCAAAGAAGAAGTGAGGTCACCCATACAAGAACCCATCATGGATCGTCAGATCAATACTTACTTGAAGGCTATTGGCGTTGGCCCTTAACAAAGAACAGATGATGGTGGTGATTGAAAAGTTCCTGCGCGATAAAAAGCGAGGTATCTCAGTACGCCTATTTGCAGACTTATGTGGCTTAAACCCCTTGCACTTGCGTGATGTGTTTATTAACAAGAATTACCCGCTTACCGAGCATGTGCAGCGCCGTGTGAATCGTGGCTATGAGCACTGGATTAACGGTGATGTGGCCGTCATGATCAAAGCAGGTAAGAAATACATTGAGTTTAGAAAGCAACCCAAGCCTTTGATGGTGAGAAGGCATTTAATCACTTGGAATGGCGAAGGTTTCAAACTCGATATGGGCATACGCCCTAAGTCGCAAGACTATCAACGTGAATCACTCGATAACCAGATAAGGAGAAAACATGGCCGTTTATCATGACTACAAATGCCCAGCACATGGATTTTTTGAAGGTGTTGAGCCGGTATGCCCACAAGGTTGCACAGCCGATGTGCAAATGGTGTTTCTGCAGCCCGTAGGCTTAAAGTCAGATCGTACCAAACACGCTGATAGCACCTTGAGGGAGTTAGCCAAAGACTACGGCATGACAGACATTAAGTCAGCGCGTGAAGGTGACCATCAAGATCATGCACTGCTTGGCAATAAACAGGCTGCACAGCCGCAAAATCCTTTTGCTGTACAGTGGAGTAGCCCCAAAGCCTTATCAAATTACAATCTGCATTCAATACAAGGTGAAACCGTTGGGGGCTTGTCTGCTGTCAAAGAAAGTGGTATAGCATTGCGCAATCCACGACCGTCCGTGGTCACGCATGACCATGAAAACTTAAAGTTACCGACATGATCATTCCTGAAGACCTCGTTGAACGTGAGCTGTTTTACAATGATTTGAAGGACAAATGCTCGGTTAGCATCCAGGAGCGCACGGGAACTTATGACTCGTTGCGCTCTTATTATTTGTTTGGCTCTGGTTTAGACGCACCACCTGCCTACTACAACAAGATTTACCCGCACATCGATCAACTCTCCTCCTTTCTCTACTCGGCAGAGACCACACGCTTTTCTATTAGCCTGGGTGCATCGATTAATCCCCATGAGCAAACTAAGATTCCAGCGCTTACAGGCGCTTTGAATGACGATTGGCTCAATAGCAATGCTGATCAGGTGTTTGCCCAAGCGCTTAATTGGGCACTTTGCTACAACTCAACCTTTATTAAGCTAATCCCTAAGAAGGGTATCCACCCTTACATGGTTGATCCACGCTGTATTGGTGTGTTGCGTGAAGATACGCCTTACACCGATAGGCAAGAAGCCCTGGTTCAGATTTACTACATTACTAAATCTGAACTCTATGCAAGGCTTTATTCGCATCCCAACCGTGATGCACTGCTAGCAAGGGTGCAGCAAGGGCAAAGTCAGGAAAATCAAGTGCCTGATGGGATTCAGCGACTGATTCTGTCAGCCACTGACCCAACGATGTATGGCAATGTGAATCTGAATATTGCTGGGATGCAGCAATACAAAGCACGGGTTGCTGAAGATACGATTCGTATGACTGAGTTATGGGTGTGGAATGACAACACCGATGACTACCAATGCGTCACCATTGCTGACCCCGATGTCATTATTTATGATCGTTCAGGGGCTAGCATGTTCTTAAAGGGTGAGTTACCCTTTATTCAGCTCTGTCCAACTCCTCAATATGACTATTACTGGGGTATTTCTGAGGTTGCAAGACTGGTTTTCTTGCAAGACATGCGCAATAAACGCATGACAGAGATACTTGACTTGCTTTCCAAGCAGGTTTCACCGCCTACAGCGCTCATTGGCTTTACAGGTTTGCTCGATGAGAAGAACTTTGCACTGAATCGAGTAGGTGGTTTGCTTACAACCGACATGCCTAATGCCAAAGTTGAGCAAATGGCCCCTTCTATACCTAATGATTTGTTCCGAGAGATCGCAGAAATTGACCGAATGTTTGAAGAAGCATCGGGTATTGTCAATGTGCTGCAAGGCAGGGGTGAATCAGGGGTGAGAAGTGCTGGTCATGCCTCGCAATTAGCCCGTTTAGGGTCTTCCAGGGCTAAAAAACGGGCATTAATCATCGAAGATGCGCTAGAAAAGATGGCAACACTGTATTTGAAGTGTATGCAGGTCTATTCTGACCGTGTTTTTGTCGATGATGAGGGTCAAAAGTTCATTCCTAACCAATTCACGAACGATTTTGTCGTGAAAGTGGATGCACACAGCAATTCACCCATCTTTACCGAAGATTTGCGCTCTTTAGCCTTTGCATTGGCTGATCGTGGCGCAATGACCAAGGAAAGACTCATTGACATCCTTGAACCACCAATGAAACAGTTGTTGAAAGAGGATTTGCGTAAGATGGAACAAGCCGCACAGGCTGCGCAAACCATGCAAAACCCGCAACCAGAGCCAGAAGCTGCTGCTGGCCCCATGTTACAGAGGGTCGTATGAACGAAAATTCGCAATCACCAAATAATTCGCAATCCTCTTTTCGATCACAAGGCGATCAAGCCCGTGTTGATCAAACAGAGTTAAAGCAAATGGAGCGCACACCGCGCATTTCTTATGTTCGTGCGCCGATGAATCGCACAGCATACCGTTCAGACAATAGGAGATACTGATGTATCAGCGCAAAATGTTTCGCCGTGCAAGACCATCACGCCGCTGACCGCTTGACATTAAGTTAGTAAGCGTTTACAAACCGCGCTGAAAGGACACGTTATGTCAGTGACAGCACAGGAATTAATGAAGTTGATTCGAGGCGGTGCCAAAAACGGCAAAGCATCGATGGAAATTGAAGTTGAGAAAGAAGGTAAAGAAGGCGAAGAGGGCGAAGAAGAGATGCCCGCGCTTTCTGGTGCTGCTTCACCGCCTATGTCGTCACCCATGTCCACGCCTGAACCCAAAAAAGGCGAGGAAATGCAGGGTCGCATTGATGTACAGCTTGGCATGGGCATGTTAATGGGTGCTTTGCCCAAGTTTCCCGACGGTTCTCCAGAGGCTAAGGCTATTAAAGAAGTCATTCGCCAGATTGGAAGCACATTTGGCGAAATGGACTACAAAGCCAAGGAACTTGCCCCTGCAGATATTATGCAAATGATTCAAACCCTGCCACAAGCTGGTGGCGCATCGGCTGAGATGCGAGCAATGGCTGCGGCACCAACCCCTGGGACTCAAAACCCGCCATTACCCATCTAGGAGAACACTGTGGAGCTTTTTAAGCCTCGCGCTGGCACGATTCGTCGCCCAACCGACAATCAACAGCAAAATGGTCAGATCACCAACCCCCCTCGCTTTGAGCAATTTGGTGGTTTGAATTCATCGAACAAAGTTACTAAGAATCGCATGACCCTCAGCAAGCCTGGGGACACCAAGCGAGTCATCTAACGATTGATAAGGGCTGAAATGATGTCGCTAGAAAATCTCACACCTGATGCAAGGGACGAATTAGCAGCGCTGGCTAAGGCGCTTGCCGAGAATCCCAAGACCCGCAAAGAATTTCTCCGTCTAACCAAGACGGCGCATCCCGATCTTCCCGTGCCAGAACTTGACATTGAAGATCAAACGACTCGTGCTTTATCTGCGCAAGAAAACAAGATTGCTCAGTTGGAAGCAAAGCTCAAAGAAAAGGATGCTCGTGCTGAGTTAGAGCGCCGTCGCTTGGCGCTTAAAGAGAAAAACTTAGTTGGCTCTGATGAAGATATTTCTGAGATCGAGAAACTCATGGTCAAAGAAGGTATCAGCAACCACGAAACGGCTGCAAAGCACTAT